AAACAGATTTACTACCCACTCAAATGGGAATGGGCCGAACAAAAGAAACTATTCACTGCCCCCAACGGTGCAACCCTGCGTTTCAGGCCACTGGAACGGGATTCCGACGCCGAAAAGTACCAGGGCCATGATTATACGGACCTCTATTTCGAGGAGTTAACCAACTACCCCGATCCACGTCCAATCAATAAACTGCGTGCAACACTCCGATCCGGTGCCGGGGTTCCGTGTCAGTTCCATGCCACGGGCAACCCAGGTGGTCCTGGTCACCAGTGGGTCAAGGAACGTTATATCACTCCCGCACCCCAGGGTTACCAGGTTATTGCCGATGAAGACGGCAACGAACGCATCTTCATCCCTGCCAGGGTCGAGGATAACCCGGCTTTAACCGATTTCGATCCAAACTACATATCGCGCCTCAAGCAGGTTGGTTCCGCATCCCTGGTCAAAGCCTGGCTAGAGGGTGACTGGAATATCGTGGAAGGTGCCTTCTTCGACTGTTGGTCCCAAAAGATGATCCTGAAGCCATTCGCTATTCCCCCATCGTGGATGAAATTCAGATCGTTTGACTGGGGTTCTGCCGCACCGTTCTCGGTCGGTTGGTGGGCAGTTGTCAACGACTCCCACATGGTCGAGGAAGGTTTTTATATCCCCAGGGGTGCCCTGATCCGATACCGCGAATGGTATGGGGCCAAATCAGCAAATGTCGGTCTCAAAATGACCGCAGAACAGGTCTCCAGAGGTATCCGGGATCGGACCCTGGAAAAGGTCGCCTACTCGGTTGCTGACCCGGCGATATTTGCCGAGGACGGTGGTCCATCCATTGCAGAACGGATGTTCCCGGTCAACTTCAATAAAGCAGACAACAAACGAGTCGGTGCCAACGGAATGATGGGTGGTTGGGATCAGATGAGAGCGCGAATGCAGGGGGAAGACGATACACCAATGGTGTTCATGTTTGACACCTGTATTGACTCGATTCGTACCATTCCTTCTCTCCAACACGACCCCAAGAGAATGGAAGACCTAGATACGAATGCTGAAGACCACGCAGCAGACGAATGGAGATATGCACTCATGTCGCGGCCCTATGTGCGGCGGCAATCACTCATGCCAATCAAACGCGACCGATGGGATCGGGCCTTTGACGGTAGGGACTATCAAGACAACTGGAAAACCATGTAAATGCCAATCGAAATCCAGACACTACAAGATCACTTCGATGATGCCGAGGAAGCGAGTCGGGATGCCAGGCACAAATCAGAACTGTGCCGCGACTACTACGACAACATCCAACTGACTGCCGAAGAGGAATCCGCTCTCAAAAAGCGCGGACAACCTGCGGTCGTCATTAACCGTATTGCACCAAAAGTCGATTTCCTTAGCGGCGTCGAACGCAGGATGCGTACCGATCCGAAATGTTTTCCTCGGACTCCACAGCACGACGAAGGTGCGGACGCCGCGACGGATTCAATCCGTTATGTTTGTGACAACAATGTCTTCGATGGTATTGCCTCAGAGGTTTTCGAAGAGATCATGATCGAGGGCACCGGGGGTGCCACGGTCGAAGTAAAAGTAGTCAAAGAGCAGATCGAAGTCGTCGTCACACATATTCCCTGGGATCGGTTCTACATCGATCCTCACGCTATGCGAAGGGACGGCACCGATGCTTCCTACACCGGGATCGTCGCCTGGAAAGACCTGGAGGAAGCAAAAGCCCGATGGGGTGATGCAGCGGATCAACTCGATAAAAATATGTCCGAGGCATCGGAAACCTACGACGACAAACCCAATCACTGGTACGACAAAAAACGCCAGAGGGTGATGTGCGTCGATGAGTACTTCAAGTACAAGGGCAAATGGCACCATGCGGTCTTCGGTAAAGATGTCTGGCTAACCAAACCCGAAGTGTCGGTTTACCTGGATAGCGACGGGCTACCCTCAAACCCACAAATATTTGCCTCAGCTAAAGTCAAACGTGACGGTCAACGATATGGCCCGGTCGAAGGATGGCTCGATCTCCAGAGCATCATCAATAAAACCCGATCCAAAGCAATGCACCTTTTGAACACCAGGCAGACCTTTTCGAAAGAAGGTCGGATCGCTGATATCGACAACTTCAAATCAGAGGCGAATAAAGCAGATGGACACCTCCAGTTTCCCAATGACGGGTCATTTGGTTCAGACTTCGGCATCATCCCTAACGAAAGCCTGGTCGGGCCGCAATTCCAGATGTACCAGGACGCCGTTGCCCAGTTGGACTCTGTTGCTGCAAACCAGTCAATGCAGGGGAAGTCGGGCGACCGGGTTTCAGGACGTGGAGATGAGATACGTTCCCAATCAGGAATGATCGAACTCAGTCCACTATTCGATATCCACTCACAGTGGAAGGTCAGAATCTATCGCGCAATCTGGGACCGGATCAAACAGTTCTGGAAGGGCGAACGTTGGGTCAGGGTAACTGACTCTGAAGAGAATTTACGTTTTGTCGGTCTCAACTCCCCGATCACCCAAGCCGAGAAAATGCTGAAAGATGAGACCGGGATGCCCTACAAGGAAATCCGCGAACAATACCAAAAAGAACTCGCGACCTTGTATCAGCGAGAACCCGAAATGCAACAGCAGGTCAGTACCGAAAACGATGTCGTCAATATCGATGTAGACATCGTGATAGAGGAAGTGCCTGACGTCGTCAACATCCAGTCAGAAACCTTCGAAATGCTCGTACAAATGTACCAGGCCAATCCAGAAGGCATCGACTGGCGCGAGATCGTCAAGATGTCGCCGCTCCGCTCCAAGGTCAAATCCAGGATGCTCGGTCAGGACCTGACCCCGCAGGAACGTGAGGCCCAAAAAGCACAACAGGCCAAACAGGATGAGATGGAGCAACTCCAGAAAGCAGATGCCATTGCAGGTATCAAGGGCAAGGAAGCAAAGGCCGCCAAGGATGCTGCGGAGGCCAATGCCCAGATGATCGAGAACCAGGTGGTCGAGTCAGGACTCGGCACCTTGCTCGATTTAGAAGAGCAACAGGTCAATATCAAGAAGAAGACCGCAGACGCAATACAGTCTGAACAGAAGGCACTCCAGACCTCCGTTGAGACCAACCTGCTTCTAACTGAACCCAAACCCGACAAGGTAGCCGTAATCTGATGGGAAGACTCGCACACATCAAGCAGGGCACCCAGGCCCTGCAAGCTAAACTCGCGGCTAGTAAAGCCAAGGACAAGAAGCAGGACGCCGCATTTGTCCAGGCAGCCTCCCGCAGTTCCGACCGGGTCGGGGATCGGCTTGAAGGTGCTATCACCCGGCTCATGAGCGACACCAGTCAGAAAGCCAACAAAGGTGTCTACCGGGAACTGGCCTCAGTGGTCAGTCTGATCCGGGAATCCCATAAAAGTACATTCGAAAGTCTCCTACACCTGGCAACCATGCACCGGGATACCCAGACCGAAATCAAAGACATCCTGTTCGATCTGAAAGCATCCCGACCATCACCTAAAAGTGACGATCACCTGGTGGCGCGACTGGAACAGATCGCGACCTCCCTGGGCAACCTACCTGCCCCGGAAGTGCCCCAACTGGATGTCGATCTCAGCCCACTGACCGATCTGTCCAATCAGATTCTGACCAGTGTGAATAAGCCGATGGAATTGGCTGCCAAACGAAAACATACGTTTGAGATTGAGCGCGATCCGTTCACCGACCTGATTACCAAAGTAAATGTAGTGGAGAAATAATGAAAATCTTAACAACCAAAAATGGAGGTCTGTCAGTGGAACACTGGGCCGACCGATGTGTGGACAAAATAATCCATGTTGCCAATGACAGTGATTCGATCATCCGCGATCAGGCAGTCGCATTCAAACAAGATGTCCGAACCGTCCTGATCCACTACATGACCAACGCAATCAAATCCGACCGCACCACGCTTTACAACCTTTTCCTCAAACAAGGGGAACCCCAAATGGCCGAAATATTAAGGAGACTTTAAATGGCTTTTACTTCCGACTACCTGTGCTCATCCTTCAAAGTGGAACTGTTAAAAGGACTGCACAATTTTACCCTCTCTACGGGTAACGTTTTCAAGATGGCACTGTACGACAACAACGCTTCATTCGTTGCCGCAACCACCGACTATACCTCTACCGATGAGGTAGCAAACGGTAATGGTTACACCACAGGTGGTAACGCACTGACCAACGTCACCCCAACCAACGACACAACCACTGCCTACACCGATTTTGAGGATGAGGTTTGGGGCACCGCAACTTTCACTGCTTACGGTTCGTTGACCTACAACTCAACCGCAGGAACCAACGCAGTTATCATCAATGATTTTGGTGGCGCAAAAACCGCAACCGCAGGTGATTTCACGGTCCAGTTCCCGGCCTTCGATGCTTCCAACGCAATCATTCGGATCGCGTAATGGCTAGAACCCTAACCACTCCGGTGGTACAACCGGATGCTACCCAACAGGCAGTCTCTGAATTCATTGTGAGCGTGCCTCACGTTGCCGATATCGGTGGCGAGATGATCATCTCCAGGGCACAGGTCCAGGTCAATTATGAAGTCATCACCTACGATTCTACAGGCACGATACTTTACCGTTCCAACAGAACCGTGAATGCCGCTGATTGGCCTAGTGGTTTTGTTGCCGACATGAAGGAGATTTATGCCCGGATAGAAGCTGATGCAGAAAATGCAGGTTTGATTCTCGGTCCAGGTACTGATGAACCACTAGAGTAATCTATGGCATACCCTGTAATTGCAAGTTGGCAGGATAGTGATTCCGCAGGGTCAGCAGTAACGAGTCTAACCCTGACTGCCCCGTCGGGGATTACTGCTGATCAACTGCTGGTTATCATTGTTGGTTCAGATGATGCTGCGGATGCGGCTGAGTTCTCGATCAATACTGGGACCTACCCAGGATGGGTCAAGATAGG